CATCTTGCGTTGTTGGGCCTTGTGTCATTACATTTGTCCCTCTTTTTGCAGGAGGTATTTCAAAGGCACTAGCTGGACGCTTTGAACGCGTTCTACTGGCAACTCCTGTTGGACCAGCTTCTGGGGCACCTTCTGGAGCAGCTTGTTGGGCAGCGGCTTCTTGCGCGTTACGCATATTATGTTCGTGGTAAAAATTCATTTGACCACACTGCTCTGTCATCCATTCCATTAATGGTTCAACATGCTCGCGATATTCCTCAAATGTACCATCATCTCCATGGTTCGTATTTATTTCTTCACATATATCCATAAGAGAGTTATAATAACCGTAGTCATTAGCTGTAATGTAGTTTTCGCGGAGCATGTAATTTAGATACCTTCTTAAAAATGCAGAATAATCCTGAATAAAATAGATAAAATCATAAGTAGATATAGTATTTGGATCATCATACTCTTGTTCAGGAAGAAAAGGATGTACTACTTCGTCTGCCATTATATATATCCAAATAATATAAAAGTTTTTTATTTGTTATATTATTTGTAAATGTCTGAATTAATTGTAGATTGCCCACATTGTAACGAATTTGTAGTCATTGAAAAACTGAATTGCCACATTTTTCGTCATGGAATCCTGAGAGAAACTGGAAAACAAATGGACCCACATGCGCCTAAAAACGTTTGCGATGAGTTACTCGCTAGTAATCAAATTTTTGGTTGCGGAAAACCTTTTAAAGTGGTAAAAAAAGAAGACGGAACATATATTTCTGAAATTTGCGAATACATTTAACTTCTACGCATTCTTTTGGGCCATGCGTCTTCTCATAACAGGCCATGACTCATAACTTTCCTGAAAATTTTCATAAGCATCGTCATACGCGTCAATGTCTTCAAGCAAATCGTTTTTCTCTAGTTCTTTATACGCTTCTGATTTTTCAAAATCTTGCAGCAACATCTCCCAATAAGGATCATATGGATTTTCATCAACATATTTGTCACATTGTTCACAGCATCCAACTCCGTCAACATCCTTGTAATTTCCAATATAGTTTTTGCATTTGGGTAGACCACCTCGGCATTTCTTTCTATAAATTCTTTTCGTCTTTTGCTTATCCATGTCTATATCAAATTTGCTCTATTTTGATATAGATTAATAAAAATCAATTTTATTATATATTTGCATCTAATTCAATAATCATTGGATAATGGTCTGAATTATAAGTTCCGCAGAACTCTGCATATCCTTGATATACATAAGCTTTTTTAATTTTATTGTTCAAAAATGGGGTTATCAATATGTGATCAATGAGAGAAAATTCGGTCGGAACTGAAACACAATTGTTGTTTTTATCCCACCAATCAGAAAAACGTAAATTCTGTGGTATTTTTTCCTCTGCAGTTTTCAATTCGTATTTTCCAGCATAAGTTCCAAATTTGCCCTTCATAATATCTAACACATGTGAAGTAGGTTTATTATTATTTAAATCCATAACCTCTGCATCAAAATCGTTAAAATCTCCTAGAACAATGATTTCATATCCTTTATTAACATATTGGAAAATAACGTTTTGGAGAACTTGGGCTTGGCCTTCTCTCTGAGCACATCTTGATGAATCTGTTGGAAAGGCAACTAAATGAGCTCCGACAAACAAAACATTGTGTCCATAGAACTTGAATTCAGTAAAATAATGTTTGCTGACGCCGGTTTGAGTGGGAGCGCCTGTATATCCACATTTGGAACCACTAATAGGATAACTTATTTTTTCTTCTGTTCTAAAGAGATTAACATTGGGATCAATTCTAGTTATCATTCCCACGTTTTGACCGGTTGCTGAGTCGGTGCCTTTTTTTAAGTAGGGTTTATAACCAGATGCGCTTCCAAGGCTAGCGACCAACTGATTCAATTCGTCACACCCTTCCACCTCACAAAAATTAACAATATCAGGGTTTAATTCAGTGATAACTTTTGAAACAGTTTCTAGATGAGTTGTAGCCTCGCTCACATTTTTCCAACTGCAGCCATCCCCAGGACAGTTTGATGCCGCAAAATAATCAATAAAAAACCATTCTACGTTGTATTGCATTATCTTGAAAGTTGGTTCTCCAGACGTGATCCTATTTACAGGAGTCGTTGGCACCACAGGACATTCTGTATCCGACTTTCCAAGTCTTAGAAACCCAATGAAGAGAGAAATAAGTATTCCTTTAAATATCATTTTTACTATACTCGGTTATTTATAATTTTACTGAAAAATATAATTAACTATTAAATTTATAAAGCAAAAAATTGATATACAAATATATATTAGTATATATCAATAAGACATGTTCTCTCCTGTAATTAAACTACCTATTGCTATTGTTTTAGATCAGAAAGAAAGAGAAACTAAATCTAAATGCGATTCATCCCCAGTTTATAAATTATATTTTGACGGATGTAGCAAAGGCAATCCAGGTCCAGGAGGCGCCGGCGCCGTTCTATATAAAGACGAACAAGAAATATGGGCAGATTCTGTGTATGTCGGCAAACGAGTTACTAACAACCAATCCGAATACACTGGACTAATTGTTGGTCTTAATTACGTTGTAAATCAGCTGCAAATTAAAACCTTGTTAGTAAAGGGAGACAGTCTGCTCGTTATTAAACAGATGCGCGGAGAATACAAAGTAAACTCGGCAAATATATTAGAGCTGCACAATACTGTAAAATCTCTAGCAAATAGATTGGATTGCATAGAATATGAACACGTTTACAGAATTGACAACAAGAGAGCAGACGCACTAAGCAATGAGGGGCTGTTGAAAAACATAGAATAATTGTATTGGCTTGAACTTGCTCTGTTCGTATATTCTATGCAGTAGAGTATAACTGAAACTTGATTCGTAAACAAAAATATAAACATTATTACAATATTGCCCAATCAATAAATCATAAATAGCTGCAATGTCGCGACTCGCATCCATTTTTGGTGTTAAAATGTAATTATAGTCATTGTCTTTCAAAAACTCAATCACTTTATTATCGTAATTATGGGACAATATAATTGTCATGTCGGTTTTATCAATGTTTTTCTTTATTTGATCAATGTATTTTTCTTCTATAACAGTTTTAAACTGCATTTGACACATATCGTTTTGCTTTGACCAACATTCAATCGCATCACTTTCCAATCGCAAATGAATACAATTTATTTTTTTATTTTTGTTTTTGTTTTGCGAGAGAAGCGACTCAATATACTCCTTTGCCTTTAAGATCATTTTATAATTAAAGGTAATGCTTCGCAGCAAACCTAAGCTAAACGGAGAACAATCATTATGTATTCTCAAAGATGGTGTCAAAACGGCGTTTTCAAAATCATGGAAGATGTCTGATTTTAAATAACCTGATTCCTGTTCATAAATTTCTTGATAAGTAATGTTGTTTATGCCGTATGTTATATACAACTTTAAATTGTTACGATTTAGTGAAATAAAAAACGCGTCCTTAAAGTATTTAACTGGGTCTCCAAATAAGCTGTTTAAATTTATATTTGTGCTCATAAAAAACCTTTTATTTTCGCGAAAAGCCCTTATTTCATTTGTTACATCAATTGTAGTGTTCCCAACACCATACTTTGCTTCTATAATATCAAATGAAAAATCATAATAATCTATTAAAACCATATTATAATTTTTTAAAAATTGGTTTGTTGCGTCAAGATTAATTATTTCGCTGATATTGCAGTAATTTGATGTATCTATTTCCTTCAAATATTTGCCTATAAATAAAAAATGAATATTATTTCGTAATGCGTGGCCACAAGTATAAAGAATTGAATAAATTTGATTACAAAATCCACTATTTTTTAGCGGAGATATGTCAAGAAAGCATGATTTCATTTAATGCAACTAATGAAATTATACAATTTGTTTTTAATTTTCAATTTTCAATTAATGATATATTTAATCTTGGAGGAGGCTTATATTTTAAAAAGTCAATTTGCTTTATTGTTGTTGGAAATTCATCATAGCCGTAAATGTCCTGTAACATGAGCCATTCAAAAAGGCCTCCCAAATAAATAAACACGTTTGTAAAACCAAGTTTTACGAGTTGGTCGTATTTTTTATAGACCTTTTCGTCGCTATAATTGCGCCCATATATTAGAATTCTTATGCGTTTACTTGAATACATGTGATGGTTTATTATTTGTTCTTCTTTTTGCGCTGGAACCGTGTTCACTATTAGACAATTTTGCTCCGACTCTGGAAGTGTATTGATTAACAAATATATTTCTGGATTTTTGCACGCAGTCTGTATATCTTCAAAATTAATTTTTTGCATAGACTGAGAATTTCCCATGGATTTATTATTAATTTGCATTTAAGTCATGATTCAAATTAAAATTGAACTTTAATTTGTAATAAAACTGGAATTAAATTAAACAACCATGCAAGCAGAACAAATTCAAACAAAAGAGGAAAAGCGTGCGGCTAATGCGCAGAAACGCGCTCAATCAGCTGCAAGAAAGGTGCAAAAAAAGGAAGCCGAAGAAGCAGAATTTCAACTTGCATTTTATGAATATACCACAGCAAGCGACCGCGTCTGTATGTTGCGCGAACAGATTAATGGACAAATCACGATTACTGGTTCATTTGAAAAAATACAAGAGCGAGTCCAACAAATGAAATGGATAATTAGAGATTTGAAAGGTAGGCTGGATAGAGAGATGGTTGTTTTTAGACGATGTCAAAGAGTCTACGATAGACTTATTTATAAGAGAAATTTGGCCGCAGAAGCGGTTATGTTGAAGCAGGATACACGGAGATTGGTTTCCAACGAGAAGAAATCTGCGAAAGAGAGTGCCATTGTATCCAATAAACGCATTGATTTGAACAAGGTTTTACTGCTACCAGAAGTTCTTGTTGACATTATTCAATCATATTTGCCGTATGAAATTCGCAATGAAATGATTGAAGAGCGTTATAAGCCGTTTAAATTGATATCTAACAATTTGTCAATACTCACCCTTCGTTCATTTCTCATGCACATTTGCTCACAGCCAACGTATTTTACTCTACTAACAAGCGAAGAAAAACGCAACCAAATATACGATAGACATACATGGGGAGGAGGAAGATGGAAACCAGATTGGGCAAAATACCATGAAAGGCCATACATTTTAAATAAACTTGTGCATACAATTCGTGTTTTCAAGGTTTTGAACCCCAAAGCTGCATATAATTTTATCAGAATGCTTTGCATTTTGATAAACCCTGAAAAGAAATACAGAAATATTAAGCCAGTAATTAGATTGACCTCCGTCCCTGTTTAATTAAAATTTACAACGATCTCAACCTTCTCCTTCTTGATGCTCTTTGTTGCGGAGATAGACAATTCTTCTCTTTTCTTTCTTGTTTTACAATTGACACTTTCAACAACTTGTTCCTTGCGCTTACTAGTGCTATTACGACTGTTCATATCTTTTTCTATCGTATCATAATTATCTTCAATATATTGGATTACCTTATTTTCCAACGTCCATTTGAAGAAGTTAAGCTGACCAATTGTGGTCTCAATGCAAGATGTTCCTTTGTAAGGAATGCTGATTCGGTCCCAGCGACAAAATGGGTCAAAACGTTTCTTGCTGTAAGCCTTTAATTTTAGCTTATAGTCTACATAAACCTTAAACCTTCGCAAAAAACCATTAGAATCTTCAAAATTATATAGAGTATAATACTTTTTAGCATAGTTAGTTGCAAACCAATCAACAATTCTTAAGGAAATTTTTGATTCGCCTGTAATTATTTTTAGCATGGTGTTCAGATTTTCTTCATTCTTATAAAAGTCCATCAAGTTATTTAACAATAAATCATTCTGCGTTGTATAGCCGCTTGTTGCCATTATTAAGATACTTTGTTGTCTTTTTAAATACTTATTAACAAATTTTATTAAACTACGAATTAATATAATTTTTATATAACATTAATGTATAATGGATTTGTCTAAACTTTGCACTCCTGCGTTGATTTACTTCGTCCTCGCCGCTATCAGCCTTGTTATTGCCTTGTTCAAAAACTTTCAACTTATGAGCCTTGTAACTAAGGGCATTTTTATTGCCGCCTGGACTTGGTTCTTGAACTTTTTATGCTCCAAGGGCTACAAGGCCATCTCTTGGTTCTTAGTGTTGTTGCCATTCTTGCTTATGCTTGGCGTTTTCGTCATGGCTGCCGAGGTCGTTAAGTCTGCCTCTGCGTCAATGGTTCCCAACACCAATACTCCTCAACAAAGAACCAGAGAGGCCATGGGCCCATAGTCCACATGAAATAAATTAATTATCCTCCCTGAATTTCTCCCTTTCTAAGGAAGTGCTAATAGGCTTTAAAAAATTCTCTTGAACCATTACGTCTTCAAGATAATTTCTTTGCATAAACGGACTCATGCCTATTTGACCAACCATTTCTCTCTCCGCCATCTTATTGTATGTGTTTTCTCTCTTGTTCATAGGCTTGTCTGGATTAACAAACACTTGTTGTTCTTCTAAACTCCAAATATCATTCTCAGACAAGAGTGCTTGTTGAAGCGCGACGTTGGCATTTTGTTGTGGATTGTCCTCATAATTAATTTGAGACTCAAATTGATGTTGTTGCTGTTTAATAACTTTTCTAGCGCTTTTTTGATATGGCTCTCCTTGAGTCCACTTCCATTCTATCCAATCATTCCACGTGACCTTTTTATTTGATTGTGAATGCTCCATTATAATATTAATTTTATATTATAATGTTTAACTTTTAACAATATTTAATTGTTTTGTGAATAAAAAAGCATCCTTGCCAATTCTTCGCCTTTTTAAATTGCATGCTAGACAGGAAATTAATAAATTACCCTCATTATGACCTACGTCATTATCAATTCTATCTAAAGTCCATTGACTCATTTCTCTCACAATGTCGTATAATAGAAAGGTTTTTTCTCTGCAATAATGACACTGCAAGTTGCTTTTATGCAAAAGATTGATTGTGTCTTCGCTTTTAATAAATAACAATTCATTATATCTCTTCTTTAAAAGATCCTGTTGTTTATAACTTGCGAGTTTCTTATCTATTTGACTTAACACTTGTTTATGGTCTTCTAGCTTTAAAAAATTTGTAGTTTTATCTTGCAAGTCATTCACAATTAATTCTTGATTCTCTAATAAATAATACTCTTCTGGGAGATCCATTTTTTCTGCAGCTTTTCTAATTTTGGTAACCTTCTCCTCTTTTTTTAGTTTTTTTATTTGATATCTATTGGACGTGCCTATAATTGTGATTTTCTTTTCGCATTCCATATTCAATAATATATATATACTAAAATTATTTTATCTAGTTTTTCTAGTATTAGTTTTATTCTTAGTAAGTTTTCTATTTTGCTTGCTTCTTTTATTTTTTTGCGTTTTTTTGAATTTTCTGGTTCCTTTTTTCAAATTTTTATTTCCTCCTAATTTTGAATTGTTAAACTGACTTAATATTCTATTCTTTTTATCTCTCAATTGAGAACAAACTGTTCCTTCAATGTTTCCTTTTTTATCTATATCTAAACTATTTCTGCCTTCATTTTTAAACGCATCATTACATTTGAACTGCATCTCTTGCAAATCATCAACTAAATCAGAACAACTTCCGCTATTGCAACAATGTTGTTTTAATAAATAATTTGCTGTTTTCAGCATATTCTTTTTTTTATAAGAAATATAACAAGACATGTATATATTATCTGGACAAAATAATATCTATATATTGAAAAGTGAATTAAACTTAAAACGATATAGTATAGTATATGGCGACCACGGAATCAAGCAAAGATGAGTGCATTGAACTCAAGAATATTAAATACAAAACCATGCTACTAAGTGGCACTGCTATGCCGGAAACTAAATCTTCCAGCGATCTAAGCAATTTGGATAAGTTTTTGGAGGACAATAAATCAAATAAATTAAATGAGCCTTGGAGCAAACTTGACAAAACAATAAAAACCAAGAAGCTCATTCAATACACAGAAGAGTATTCAAAGAAAAATAATTTAACTCCGGTGGAAGAAACTAGCTTGTGTGCATTTTTAAAGGATAGTTTGGATAGGAAAAAGCTGCAAAGGGTAAAGGATGT